TAAGAACATTTTGGTTTGAAGATGATGATGGACTTGTAATATCTTGTGTATGCATAGATAGTGGAGGTCACTACACAACAGAAGTTTATAAGTTCTGCAAATTAAGAGAGCATAGGAGAATATTTGCGATAAAAGGTGTTGGTGGATATGGAAAACCATTCATAGGAAAGCCAACTAGGAATAATAGAGAAAGAGCAGCATTATTTTCAATTGGTGTTGATACTGGAAAAGAAACAATATTATCAAGATTAAAGATACAAGAAGATGGACCAGGCTATTGTCATTTTCCAATTGAAGATGGTAGAGGATATGATGAAAATTATTTCAAAGGATTAACTTCAGAGAAGAGAGTATTAAGGTACAAAAAAGGTGTTCCGACTTTTGAATGGATAAAAAAGAGTAGCAGCATAAGAAATGAACCAATGGATTTAAGAAATTATGCTAATGCAGCTTTTGAAATATTAAATCCTAACTTAGATGAAATGGCATGTAAAAATATTAATGGAAATGCATTCATTCAAAATCCTAAAAGTATAAAAAAGAAAAGAAGAGTAATATCTAAAGGACTTTAGAAAGGAGAAAACATGGGGATTTCATTAGAAATAGCACAAAAACATCTTGATGCATGGTTAAATGCAGAACTTGCTGTAACAACTGGACAAAGTTATACAATTGGAACTAGAACGCTAAATAAGGCTAGTTTGGCTGAAATAAGGAATCAAATTCAGTATTGGAGTAGTATGGTAGCTAAAGCAAACAATATAAAGAATGGAAAAGGAAGAAACAGAGTTATAAGAGTAGTTCCAAGGGATTTATAGAGTGAAAATATATAGGAGGAGGTGAGATAATTGAATGTAATAGATAAAGCAATAGGTGCAATATCACCAACAACTGCATTAAAAAGAGAAATTGCAAGAAAGAAATTATCAATAATGAATAGTGGGTATTCACATCATGGAGGCAGTAGAACCAAAAAGAGTTTAATAGGTTGGATGTTTGGTGGTGGAAGTCCAAAAGAAGATATAGAAGATAATATTCAGGTGCTAAGAGAACGATCAAGAGACCTATATATGGGAACTCCAATTGCTACAGGAGCTATAAAAACATTAAGAACCAATGTAGTTGGTGCTGGACTAAGGTTAAAATCACAAATTGATTATGAATTATTGGGATTAAGTGATGATGAAGTAAATAAACTTGAAGCTACCATTGAAAGAGAATTTTCATTATGGGCTGATAGTGTTAATTGTGATTTAGCAAGACTTAATAATTTTTATGAATTGCAACAGCTTGTATTTATGAGTAGTCTCATGTGTGGAGATGCATTTGCTTTGCTTCCTTATACTCAAAGAGTTGGAATGCCATATGACTTAAGAGTACAACTTATAGAGGCTGATAGAGTTTGCGATCCTTACAATAAAGGCACTCAAAATATAAGTGCAGGTGTTGAATGCAATGATAATGGAGAAATAATAGCTTACCATATAGCAAATTTTCATCCTTTATCAACTTATAAGTCTAATTTTACATGGACAAGAGTAGAAGCATTTGGACAGACAACAGGCAGAAGGAATGTAATTCACATAATGGAGAGTGAACGTATAGGACAACGTAGAGGAGTTCCGATTCTTGCACCAGTAATTGAATCATTAAAACAGTTAGGAAGATATACAGAAGCTGAATTAATGGCAGCAGTTATATCTGGAATGTTTACTGTCTTTATAGAAAGCAAAAATACAGAAGATGATCCACCACTTGGTGAAACAATTCCAGTAGATGAACAGGTAGATACTGCAGATGAAAATTCATATGAGTTAGCACCAGGTGCAATAATTGCTTTAGGAGAAGGTGAAACTGCCAAAGAAACTAATCCGGGCAGACCTAATACAGCATTTGATGGATTTATAGCTTCAGTGTGTAAGCAAATTGGAACAGCACTTGAAATACCACACGATTTATTATTAAAACAATTTAATGCTTCATACTCAGCAAGTAGAGCAGCATTACTCGAAGCATGGAAAATGTTTAGAATGAGAAGAACATGGCTTTCAAATGATTTTTGTCAACCTATATATGAAGAATGGCTTTCAGAAGCTATAGCCAAGGGTAGAATTTATGCTCCTGGCTTTTTTGATAGCCCAATAATAAGAAAAGCATATTGTAATGCAGAATGGAATGGACCATCTCAAGGACAATTAGATCCAGTAAAAGAAGCAAATGCTGCAGTACTTCGTGTTGAAAATGGTTTTTCAACTAGATCTAAAGAAACAGTGGAACTTACTGGTGGAGATTTTGTTAAAAACAATAGGCAAAGAATTAAAGAAGAAAAAATGAGACAAGAGGTATTAGCATTAAGTCAAAATAATTTAAGTACTGGAAAGGAGACGAAATAGAGTGAAGAAGATTGATATTAAGGGAAGAATAATTCCTCAAAGCAGTAAATGGATTTACAATTGGCTTGGAATACCAGCTACATCACCACAAGATATTTCAAGTGCATTAATTGAAGCTAATGGAGATGATATTGAAATCTATGTAAATAGTGGTGGAGGAAGTGTTTATGATGGTTATGAAATTTATAATCTTGTAAGAGAATATTCAGGGAATGTTACATTCAAAATTATAGGGTTAGCAGCAAGTGCAGCATCTTTTATTTGTATGGCTGGAAATTGTATGATGTCACCATTGGCAGAAATGATGATACATAATGCATCAACATACAGTGAAGGACCACATCAAAATATGGACAGTACAAGTAACATGCTACAGATAACAGATCATACAATTGCTACAGCATATGTACTTAAAAGTGGTAAGAGTGAAGATGAAATAAGAAATTTAATGGAAAATGAAACATGGTTATCAGCAGAAGATTGTAAAAATCTTGGACTAATAGACGAAGTAATGTTTGGAGAGGGATCCGCAAATAATTCTAATCCAACTCCAACATTATATAATGCTATTTCAGATGATACATTAATGTCTGAACTTGAAAAATGTAACGATGTAGATGAATTAAAGAAAAAGCTTACAGAAAATATTGATAAGATATTTAAACAAGCAAGTATGCCTATAGCTGTACCTATAAATGAAGTTACAGATATAAATAAATTAAAAAATAATGAGGAGGATAAACCAATGGATTTAAACACATTAAAGAATGAACATAAAGATGTTTATGATCAAGTTGCAAATGAAGCAATCAAAAACGAAAGAGAAAGGATAAAATCAATAGAAGATTTAGCTCTTCCAGGTAATGAAGAAATTATAAATAAGGCAAAATTTGAAACTGGAATTACAGCAGGAGCTGTTGCACTTGAAATCGTAAATGCTCAAAAGAAAAAAGGAACTGAATATATTAATCAAGTTAAAAAGGATGCAGAAAATGCTAACTTGCTTCAAGTAGATAATGTATCAGCACCTGAAAATAATCAATCAGAAGAAGTAAAAGATAAGGAATCAGCTAATTATATGGCAAATTATATGAATGGAGGCGTTAAATAATGAATTTATATGGAAATGAAGAAACCTTTGTACCTGATAGTATTTTTGCTGGAAATGAAATTCCTGTACTTGTTAAAGGGATAAATTTAGCACCAACAACAAGTGGGAAATATACTAGAGGCTCAGTGTTAATGGCTGCAACAGATGGAAATGCCAAACTATTAGATAAAACTAAATTATCTAGTACATTTGCAGTAGCAGATACAGTGGTAACAGAAACAAAAGGTTCATCAGTTATTGGTATTTTAACTGATGATATAGTAGTTCCAACAGAAGGTACTACAACAACAAAAGCAAGTGCTTATATATGTGGATATTTTCATAAAAATGCATTGCTATTTGCAGATGGAACTACAGCTGCAGATGTAGAATTAGAATTAAGAAAAATGAATATTTTTATAGATTAGGGAGGAATAGATAATGAGTATATATGAAACTAAAACAATGCTACAAGCAATTGAACAAAAGAAACCTGTATTTACATTCTTAAGAGATACATTTTTTCCAAGTATAGAAACTCTTTTAACAGAAAAGGCAGAGGTGGACATTAAAAAAGGAAAAAGAAAACTTGCTCCTTTTGTAGCACCTAGGATAGGTGGAAAAGTAATGACAAGAGAAGGGTTTAAAACCGATGTAATTACAACTCCTAAAATAGCTCCAATAAGAGTAATAACAGCAGATGATATTAAGAAAAGAACACTAGGCGAAAATGTGTATAGTACAAAAACACCAGAAGAAAGAGCTGCTGTAATGCTTGCTACTGATTTAGTAGAACTTGATGAAGCTATAACAAGAAGAGAAGAATGGATGTGTGCTCAAGTATTATTAGGAGAAGCAATTGATATTGATGTTGAAGGTGCAACTCAAAATATTGATTTTGGATTTACAAATAAAAAAACAGCAACTACAAAGTGGAATGTAGCTGGTTCAGATCCACTTGCAGATTTAAAAGTATGGAGAAAACAAATAATAAAGTCAACAGGTAAAACTCCTGATATTTGCATAATGTCAGATAATGTTGTTGATGAATTCATAAAAAATGAAGAAATTCAAAAATTGTTAGATATTCAAAGGTTAAATGTTGGAGCAATTGAACCAACTTACCAAGGGCAAGGGGTTACTTTTATAGGAAAATTACCATCTCTAGGATTAGAGTTATATTCTTATACAGAATATTATATTTCTGATGATGAAGAGGAAACAGAAGCACAACTTATTCCAGATGGGAAAGTTATTGTTGGGGTAACCAATAGTGGTAAGCGTTATTATGGGGCTGTAACTCAAAAGGAAAAAGGTTCATGGATAACATATGAAGGAACTAGAGTGCCTAAATATACTACTGATGATAAGAATGAAATTGATGAATTAAGACTTACTGCAAGGCCATTACCTACACCAGAAGATGTTGATAGTTGGGTAGTAGCTACAGTACTATAACGATAGTAATATTATTGAATTGGGTGATAAAAAATGAGCTTTAAAGATCAACTTATAGAGGATTTAAATGTATTTTTTAATCCAGATGAATTTGGAGAAGATCATACTATTGATAATAAAGTCGTTAATATAATAATTGACCACGATTTATTAAAGGAAAGAAAGGCAAAAAATGCGGATGGTACCTATTTAGGTGACATCCTTTTTTTCATTAAAAAAGAAGATTTCGGAGATGAACCAGCAAGAGGTCAACATGTTAAATTTGATGGCGATATTAAATTTGTAACTGATTTTCAAGAAGATACAGGAATGTATATTATTACTTTAGGAGCAAATAAGTCATGATAACAATTGATGCAATTAAATTTAAAGAAGTAGCGCAAGAGCTTGGACAATATAGCAATAAAACTCATTTAGTTTTAGTAAGGGCACTTAATAGAGCAGCATCTAATGTTGGTACAAATGCTTCGAAAAAAGCAAGAGAAAAATATAATATAAAATCAAAAAATGTAAAGGAAACAATCAGCATAGCTAGAGCTAATAAATCTACTTTAGGAGCAGTTATAAAATCTGCTGGTGAAAGAATACCACTTATAAAATTTAAGGTTAGTCCATCGGCTCCAAGACCTAAAAACCCACCAAAAGTTTTACGAGTTTCAGTAAAAAAGGGTGGGTTAAAGGAAATTGTAGGAGCCTTTGTTGCTGATGTTAATGGGAATAAGGTATTTAAAAGAACATCAAGTGGAAGATTACCAATTCAACAGTTATTTGGACCAGCGGTACCTCAAATGTTAGGTACCGATAACATAAGAGAATATATAGAAAATGAAGCTTCGAGAGTATTTGATGAACGGTTAGATCATGAAATTAAAAGAATGTTGGGAGGTAATAGCTAGTGACTCCTACTAGACTTCAAGATTGCTTAGTTAATGACTTTAAACAAGAACTAAGCAATTTTTTACTTAAAAATGCTAAAGATGAAAGGGTAAATTTTAATATATATGCACAAAGTTTGCCTGCTAAAAAGGGACAAAAAGATTCAGAACATTTTCCATATGTAGTTATTAGAGTTATTGAAGGTGAGGAACAGGAAGACCAAGAAGAAACAAAAAATACCTGTCAAATAACGTTTATAGTAGGAATATATGATGAGTCAGACGATTATCAAGGGGATAAAGATATTCTTAACGTTATTGAAAAAGTAATATATAGATTAAAAACTAAAAGATATTATGATAATCGGTTTGAATTAACAACACCAATGAAATGGTTAGTTCATGATGAAGATACATTTCCATATTATTTTGGGGGCATTGAGACACATTGGAATATGCCAACAATTTTTAGGGAAGATCCATTAATTTAAAAATAGGAGGTAAATTATATGTCATATTTACATGGAATATCGATTGGTGAGGTAGCAACTCCAGTTGCAACTCCCACCCAGTCGCTTGCAACTATAACTGTTGCAATTGGTACAGCACCAATAAACTTATTAGATGATCCTAGTTCAGCAGTAAATAAACCTATAAAAGCAACTGATTATGAAGGAGCTATAGCAGCAATAGGTAATAGTAATGATTGGGATAAGTACACTTTATGTCAGGTTACAGATGCATTTTTCAAACAATTTGCAGTTGCACCAGTTATATTTATAAATGTACTTGATCCTGCTACTCATAAAACTGACCCAATAACTGTAACAGTTGCCATAAATAATAAAATAGCTACTGTTGAAGTTGAAGGAATTCTACTTAACAATACATTTATAGTAGAAGATAGCACAGGAGCTATAACATATACAAAAGGTACGGATTATACGGTGTCATTTAATGATTCAGGATATCCGGAAATAACTATATTATCTACTGGAACAATTTCAACAGTTGAGACAGAGATAGAAGTATCTTATACAAAGTTAGATCCATCAAAGGTAACAGAAAATGATATTATTGGTGGATATACTGAGGCAACAGGTATTTATAAAGGAATTGAGTGTGTTACAAAGGTATATCCTATGTTAAATTTAGTACCAGGATTATTAATTGCACCAGGTTGGAGTCAAAAGAAAGCAGTTGAAGAAGCATTAAAGGCTAAAAATACATTTATTAATGGTTCATTTAATGCTCAAGTTATAGCAGATATAGATTCTTCAGTAGTTAAAGTATTTTCTAAGGCTGCCGAATGGAAATCTACAAATGGATATAACGATAAAAGAGAAATAGTTGTATGGCCAAAGATAAAAATTGATACAAAGATATACTGGTATAGTACAATTTTAGCAGCAATGATGGTGTATGTAGATACTCAAAATAGTGATGTTCCTTTTAAATCTCCATCAAATAAAAAGATGGCAATATCTTCAACAGTGTTGGCAGATGGGACAGAAGTATTCTTAGATCAAGTTCAAGCGAACACACTTAATGCATCAGGAATAGTAACAGCTATAAATATGTCAGGGTGGAGAACATGGGGGAATAACACAGCCATATATCCAGCAAGTACAGATCCAAAAGACAGGTGGATTCCAATAAGAAGAGTATTTGACTGGTGGGGTAATAATTTTGTAGTAGATTTCTTTGATAAAGTAGATGATCCAACCAATTATAGACTTATAGAGTCTGTGATAGATGATGAAAATTTAAAAGCAAATGGATATCAAGCAGCAGGACAGATAGCAGGTGCTAAAATAACTTTTAATGATTCAGATAATTCAATAGATAGCATTTTAGATGGGAAAATTGTATTTAGGCAGTCAATAGGAGCATTTAGTCCAGCTGAAAATATTGTTAATATACTACAATTTGATCCAACTATGGTTTCATCAGCAGTATCCGGAGGTGATAATTAATGGGAGTAAATGCAATACCAGAAAAATTAATAAATTATAATGTGTATTATGGAAATGATAGATTAATTGGACTAAATGGAGACGTAACATTGCCTAAATTGGAACCAATGACATCAACAGTTTCAGGAGCTGGAATCGCTGGAGAATATGAAAGTCCAACACCTGGTCATTTTGGAAAATTAGAAACAGATATTTCTTTTAATACCATAGGTGAACAATCAGCTGAACTTTTAGTACCTGGAACTAAATCATTAGTATTTAGAGCATCTCAGCAAAGTTATGACGTAGCTGGTGGAAATATTACGTATAGAGCATTAAAAGTAACATTAAAAGTATTAAGTAAAGGTGTAGATTTAGGAAAATTAGCTGTTGGAAAACAAACTGGTACTAAAAATACATTTGAAACAATTTATCTTAAAGTTGAAGAAGATGGAAAGACACTTATAGAAGTTGATAAGTTAAATTTCATCTATAAAGTAAATGGGATAGATGTATTAGCAGCTATAAGAAGTCAAATATAAGTATTAAATGGAGGGAATATTCATGAAAGAAAAAGAAGTTACAGAAAATAAAGTATATGAAACTATGGAAGATGCAAATACTGATTCAATAAACAATATAAAATTTAAGAAACCTTATGTATTTGAAGGAGAAACATATGATGGAGTAAACTTATCTGATATTGAGAAT